TGTACTTTATTAACGCCAAGGAAAATAAATTAAATGAAATTCGGTAGTGTTTGTAGTGGGATTGAGGCAGCAAGCGTAGCTTGGGAACCGCTAGGATGGTCAGCCGACTGGCTATCTGAGATCGAGCCCTTCCCTGCTGCCGTACTTAATCATCATTGGCCAGAAGTCCCCAATCTTGGCGACATGACCACTTTGCCGCGGCGCGTGCTTACGGGAGAGATACCAGGGCCCGACATTTTAGTTGGGGGAACCCCTTGCCAAGCATTCTCCGTTGCCGGCATGCGGGAGGGGCTTAATGATGAGCGTGGCCAGTTAACAATCAAGTATGTGGAGTTATTAGATGCAATCGACTTTGTTCGACGACGTGATGGAAGAAGCGAAGCCATTGCCGTCTGGGAAAACGTTCCGGGCATCCTCTCGGATCGCGGCAACGCCTTCGGATGCTTTCTTGGCGCGCTCGCTGGGGAAGACTGTGAGCTCAAGCCAGCAGGGAAAAAATGGACGAACGCTGGTTGTGTGTATGGACCCGAAAGAGCAGTCGCGTGGCGGGTTCTTGACGCCCAATATTTCGGAGTGGCCCAACGACGCCGACGTGTGTTTGTTGTCGCAAGTGCTCGTAAAGACTTCGATCCCGCAGCGGTATTATTTGAGCGCGAAAGCATGCGCCGGGATTCTGCGCCGAGCAGAGCGCCGCGGGAAGAAATTACCGGAACCCTTAGCAGTCTCACTACAGGCGGGGGCGGGCTAGGTACTGACTTTGAGTGTTCTGGTGGGCTCCAGGTTGTTGGAACTCCAATAGTTACTGCATTTAGCTGTAAGGATAATGGAAGGGATGCTGTTCAGGAGCTCGCACCAACCTTGCGATCGATGAGCGGAGAAAGGCCAAACGGTGGTGGCCAGCTGGCTGTGGCATTTGCAGAAAACAGTAGGGCCGAGATTCGCCTTGAGGGCGGTGACGGTCAAATAACTGGCTGCCTATCTACAGGGGGAGGAAAAATGGGGCAAGGCATTCCTGCGGTAGCGGTAGCAGCAGGGGCTGTGCGCAGATTAATGCCTGTCGAATGCGAGAGGCTACAAAAATTCCCAGATAACCACACCAAGATACCTTGGCGTGGAAAGCCTGCTGATCTCTGCCCTGACGGGCCAAGGTATCGGGCCCTGGGAAACTCTATGGCTGTTTCAGTTATGGAGTGGCTTGGGATGAGAATTGGATTCGTGCTGGAAATGTCAGCTATTTAACAGGCAGTACCGGCTAATTTAAAGTTTAAATCTTCACACTGGTTTTGAGGTAAGAAGTTTGGAAGTAGAACCGATTAGAGACTTTAACGACGTGAAACGCGTATATAACTGGCTCAGAGAAAACAAAAACCAACGGGAGGCTGAATGCTTCCTGATTGGCTGTAACCTAGCATTGAGGGCTAGCGACTTGCTTAGCCTTCGCATTGACCAAGTGAGTCATACGCATGTCGATATTATCGAAAAGAAAACAAAGAAGAAAAAGCGCTTCCCAATTAACAAGCAGGTAAGGCAGGCGATCGATCGGCTAATGGAGTATTACGAAAGCAAGAATTTCGAGCCAACGTATCTATTCCAGTCAACCAGCAACCGCACCAAGAGCCTTTGTCAGCCTATTTGCATTCAATGGCTTGGGGCTGCACTGAAAGAGGCGGCAAAGGCGCTTGATCTTGGGTACAACGTCAACACCCACTCCATGCGTAAAACCTTCGGGTATCACGCCTATGAGAATAACGGTGCTGATATTTACTATCTGCAAGAGCTGTTTAACCACGCCACATCAAAGGTAACCCTTCGATATATCGGCGTAACCAAATCAGCGATTGAGCAGATGTATCACGACAACGCGCTGGAAATCGCTTAGCCGAAATAATCTGTACAAATTGAAACTTGAATATGGGGCGAAAGCCCCATTTTTATTTCTCGTCTTTAAGCCTTTCTTGAACGTCGAATAGGAAATGAATCTCATCGTAGATTCGTTTTCGGTACTGATAATTCAAGTCCTTAAACTTTAGCCAGCTGTGGAGATCAAGTTCACCGCTGTCTATTTGTCTATCTAGGTCGTTAATGGTGTAGCCGTAAAGCCAGTTCAGGTCTAACCCTAGGCATTGGCAAATAGCACTTACCTGACTTAGTTTGGGGTCGAGTTGCCCCCGCTCAATATCAGAAAGTGTTGAGTTTGATAGCCCCGCTTTAGCGGCGAGCTGTTTCTGTGTCAGTCCTTTGGCTTTTCTTGCTTGCTTAATCCTTATGCCAACATCTATAGGGTTTAACACGTAGGCGTTGTCGCTTAATTCAACATGGTGCAAGTATCGTTGTATATATCGACTAATTCCAGTCTGAGCCAAAAATATTGTCGCTCAGTTCCAGTCTCTCGGAATACAAGCCCTGTTTTCATAACGATTTGGAGTTAATCTGTTGAGGCTGCTATGCAGTAGAGTTAACAAAGGGATTGGCAAGGAAATGCCAGAAGGGGGTGCTTAAAAATCAAACAAGTCTTTAACAGGACAATTCAACGATTTCGCTAGCTTTTCGAGCAAGTCAAAACGGGGGCCGTGAATACCCCTTTCAATATGGCTTATCGTCTCAATACTACAGTCGCATCTATCGGCCAGATCCTCTTGGCTCAAGCCATGTTCTATGCGCTGTATTTTTAGATGTTGGCCAAATTTTATCTTTAATGAGTGCATGACAGCTTCGGTAGACGATGAACTCGTCAAATTACCGCAAACACTGTGCTTATAACACGTAGTTTAACTACGGCATGCAATCAGACCCAAAAGGAATATGTGAATGAACGCACAAAGGAAGCATCAACTAAATATTGACCTGAGAAACAGCCTACACCGTGCCCGCTTTCGAGTGGCCGGAGTGCAGGCGACGTTACAAAATCCAGGTGAAGCCATAAATGATGACGCGAGAGCCGCGGCCGATCTGGATTTGGATGACGTGAGTGAAGCGATTGCGCAAGCGCTGAAAGTAATTAAGTAACAAGAGCAGCGCTGTCAATGGAATGCAGGAAGATAACAGGGCAAAAAAAAGCCCCACGTAGATGGGGCATTAAGACGAGTGAAGGAAAGTGGAGAGTTTTATAGGCTAGCTAGCAAATCTTGCTGTTCGTGTTTGGGCATGCTGTGGAGCATTTCTAATAGTAGACGCTTAGACGACTTCGCGGATGGCGAAAGGATATGACTAAACGACAGGGTTGAAACAAACGTCGCACCACAAAGAGGGTCTTTGCAAGAGCAATACAAATCGACTACCTTTGGGTCTTGTTCTTTTCTACTCGATACTATCGCAACTTGGTGGCACTCGGGGCAATTTACGCGCACGTCTTGGTTCTCCCAATCATCAACTGGGGGCAATTCTAACATAGTTACACCTCAGGGGGTAAATATTACTCTTTGTCAAATGGTTTATGCGGCCAAGTCTTCTGGTTGTTCAAATTTTATCTGGTAGGCGCTAGGCAGGTGTTCGTTGAGCTGTAGAAATTTTTGCTGTACTGGCACCACTTCGTTTTCGTAATTGTTTCGACTGATCTTATCGAGATCGCCAAAGCCGCCTGTATTCTCGGGCATCACCCCTGCTAGAGCGCCATTGATTCGCCACATGGCAAGAATGTCACTACGGCTTATGCTTTTGACTCGCTCGAATTCGTCCTTGGTAGCGATATCACCCACGGGGATAATCTTCACGCTGTCGGGTTTGCCGCCAGGAATGTTTAAAAACATACTGCGAAAATTGCCCACACCCTTACTGTTTTTGATTTGTTCTTTCAGCGCTGTTTCGTCGGCTTCTTCTAGGTCGGCGTCGGCGGTGTAAAAGATGTAACCCATGTGTGCGCCGTTATTGTAATACTTGCGGCGAAACAGGGTTGAGTCTTCATTCAACAATACCGATTGAATGCCGCCCAAGTATTGCGGCGCCCCATAGATTTGTTGGCTCGGATCGTATTCTTTGAGTTGGATCACTTCACCGATTTTAAATTCGAGTGGGTTTTGCCCTTTGATCAACATGCAGTATTGATCCGCGTCTTTCATGCGGCGCATATTCAAGGCGGGTAAATGTATCAAGTAACGCAACTGGCCCAACTTGTTGAATATTTTCTGAAAATAGCAGTGGCCAAAAACATCAAGATCGAAACCCGCTTTGCCTAGATCTTCGCGCCGTAGTACATCGCTATCGACAAAAAACTTGCACAGCATGTTGCGCTTAAAGTAGGGGATGGTGCCGTGGTGGCCGTTGGCTTTCAGCAGTTTGGCCAAGCCTGGTTGGCTTACTGGTGGCTCCCAGTAATTGCCGTGGGGGTTTAGAAAAAGCCCCAGGTTTTCCATAAGGCTGTTGGTTAATACGGTTTCGGGTTCGCCAAAATCAAACGCCAACGCACCAGAATTACGGCTTTTGCTGGCCTGTGCGGTTTGGTTAAAGCCTCGACGGCCTTTATTCAGTTCACCTTTTCGCATTCGTTTACCCTTAATTTACAGACCGACAGACGCTTTTCGTTTACGGCCGGTGAGTGGTTCGTATGATAGCGCGTGCATAATCGACCAGGCCACATCGGCGTGGCCGGTTTCGCTGGTACGGTCTGCCGCGTAGGTTATTTGATCGGTTCCGGTGGTGGTTTGATGCACCTGCAAAAATGCCTGAGCAATGTCTTTGTGTTCGGCATCCCACTCGATGCGCCGCGCCTCAACCACATCGATGGCCTTTAATACCAGTCGAGTTTTGGTGTCGAGTGTGTAATGAATCGGTGTCACACGGCGGTAAAAAGTTTTCACCTCGTCAATCACACCCAAGCCTGGGCCGGTGCAATCAACGCCAATAAATTGCACATTGTATTTCTCGGTCAGCTTTTTAATTTTGCTGGCCTGGTAGCGGAAGGTGCCTTTCAAGTCGATTTTTTCTAACACCTTGAATTTGCCGCCGTCTTCAAGTGGCGGCGCAACCACCACCACCGTGGAGCGGTCGCCCACGCGCGCGGGATCGTAACCAATCCAAACGGGGTTGTTTCCGAAAGGGCGTTTTTGTCGGGCCTTAAAATCAACCCACACGACGTTGGTGTCGACGGCAGCACTGAGCAAATCGTCGAGATTAAATACGCTGGCGCCAGCTTCCATAAAGGCGCACATAAATAGATTGTTAAATTCGGATTCGCTGTATTCGTCGATAAGTTCTTCGATGTCGAACAGGTCACAACCCAATCGGGCCGCATCTTTTACCGTGACGATATCGCGCCATATTTTATCGCGACCAAGCTTGCCGCAATGAATCTGCTCGTGACTTAGATCAAATTCAACTTTATTGGTGCGTTTCTCGTTGTACTTTTCACCCGCCCATAGAGGAAAGGCGCCATGACTTTTAACACTAGGCGTTGAAAAGTAGGTCTTTCGCCATTTTTTGTGCGCGGCCATACCGCTGGCGAGTTTGTTGAGCTTGGCAAAGTCGGGAATCCAAAATACCTCGTCAACATAGAGGTGCCCGTGGTAGCCCTGGGCCGTTCTGCCGTTGGTCGATACAAAACGTAATGTTGACCAGGGCTTACCATCTTTCGTTAACTCGATGGTTTCGGCGCCTTTCAACTTGATGTCAAAATACTCTAAGGCGAACTTGTAAATGTAGGCTTTGAAAATCATGGCCTGATTTTTACTGGCCGATAAGAATATTTGATCATCGCCCGATAAAATTGCGTCTTCGAACGCTTCCCAGGCAAAGTAGTAGGTGGCTCCGATTTGGCGAGACTTCAAAATAAATCGTGTTCGTTCGTTTCGGTTTTCGTACCAGTTTTGTTGGTACTGATAAAACAATTCTTTTCGAATGGTTTCTAATTGCTCGGCGCTTATGTCGCCAATGTCGTTTTTTCCTTTGGTGCCTTTTTTCGAGTTCTTGGAGCCGCCACCGTTACTACCACTAGCGGTGGCTGCTTTTTCTTTGGCCGCTCTCGCTTTCTTTAAATCAACACCCGCCAACTTGTCGAGCAGGTTGGTTAGCTGATTTATCTCTTTATAGTCTTGATCGTCTTTGTCTTCTTTCTCGACTAGAATAATCAGTTTTCGTGCAGTGGCTTCTTCAACTGTTTCGTGGCGTAGCTGTGCATCCCAGTCGCCTTTTTCGGCCCACTGATAAACCACCCGCGTATTGTTCAGGTTTAGTTGGCTGGCGATGTCTCGCACAGGCACGCGGCGCAAATACATAAACTTTGCCGCGTCTTTTACTTCCTGTGGGTAGCCACGTGTTTTGGTTTCTGTCTCGTTCATGCTTCGCAGTTTACGGGGTTTTATTGGTCTTTTTGTGTGTCACCGTTTCTCGAAATTCCTACCGCGCTCGGTTAGAAAATTACAGGCGTGGTTGTTGTTGCTGGCGTTGGGCCGACTGCCTAAAGTGGCAATCATCGAACGGCAGAAGCCAAACCAAAATTGCGGTTAACTGAATTGGACTTTTAAGCATGGCGCGAAACTTGAAAACTTCTTGGGTAATTATTGCGACTAGTGGCGTTACTGTTGATGGTCGTGAAATAGAAAAGACCTGGCTTGAAGAAATGGCCGAACACTACAACCCGAAAGTTTATACCGCCAAACTTTGGCAAGATCATTATCGCTTTATGGAAAATGGCGGCAGTGTGTTGGCGCTAAAAGTTGAGCCAGCAACCGATCCGGTGTTCGAGGGTGAAATACACTTGATGGCAATTCTTGCACCGAACGACTGGCTTATTGAAGCGAATCGGCAAGGCCAATTTGTACACACTTCTATAGAAGTTAGTGAAAACTTTATGGGCAAGGGCATCTACTACCTTGAAGGGTTGGGCGTTACCGATACCCCCGCCAGCGCTGGCACAACAGAGTTACGGTTTAACAGCCGTCGACAACACCCCGAAAATAGAATTTTCTCAGGCAATGATATAAACACTTGTGCAGCACTAGAGTGCAAGCCTGGTGTTTTCTCTGGCCTATTTGGATTACGCAACCAACCCGACTCGGATGAAGACACCATGACACCAGAACAACTTGAAATGCTTACCGCTAACTTGAAAGCAAAAATTGATTCACAGTTCTCGACGCTTAAATCGGAGCTGTTGGCTGAGTTTCAACCTGGCGATGAAGACGATACGCCACCGAGTGGTGCTGTGGACACTGACAAGTTTAGTGCCTTGCAAGACGAAAACAAAATGCTACGCGGTGAAGTTGACGAGTTGAAAGTTCAGTTTTCTGCGCTTAGAGACGGCACCGACGGCCGTGAAACTGAAGTCGACGAACTTGAAGGTGATGGCTCGGACGGCCGCTGCCTGTAACTGATCAGAAAAGTATCCAAACCGTTCTACTAAATAGACTTTATCGAAAGGCAAAATCATGAAGACGAAAGCTAAAAAATTATTTGCTGCTATGACTGTCGCTATGGCGGCTACCTACGGTGTTGATAGCGTACACGAAAAATTCAGTGTTTCGCCCTCTGTGGCACAGGAGCTACAAGATGCGATTGTAGAGTCCGAAGAATTCTTGAGCTTTGTCACTGTGATGCCTGTTGATGAGCTTCAAGGGCAAAAAGTTATTGGTGGTGTAGCTGTAGGACCAGGCAAGCGAACTAATACAGAAACGAACGACCGCCAAACCAGCAATATTTTGCAGTTGGGTAGCAAAGATTATCAGTTGTACAAAACCGAGTTCGATTACCACTTGCCTTACACGACGGTTGATAGCTGGGCCAAATTCTCTGATTTTCGTGAACGTTACGCTTCATGGGTTCGACGCGCAATTGCTCTTGCCCGAGTCATGGTTGGTTGGAACGGAACCAGTGCTGCCGCAGTGACCGATTCTACTGCAAACCCAATGGGGCAAGATCTTAACGTCGGCTGGCTCCAACTTTTAAGAAATTACAAAAGCGGTAAACAGTGGTTTACCGAAGGCGAGACGGCTAACGAGATTCGCATTGGTAGCGGCGGAGACTTTTCAAACCTTGACAGCCTGGTTCATGGCGTCAAACAAATGATCCATTCACTGTATCGCGGTGGTTCTGATTTAGTGGCTATCGTCGGTGAGGATTTGGTCGCGGAAGAAAAAGCGAAGTTGTATGAAGCTATGGGGGGAACACCAAGCGAGAAAGAACGAATTGAACGTGAGGTGGTGTCTAAGGTTTACGCCGGTTTACCTATTAAGACTGACGTTCCGTACTTTCCTGCTCGCGGCCTGTTGATTACCTCGCTGGATAACTTGGCGATTTATTATCAGGAAGATAGCTGGCGCCGACAAATCGTTGACAACTCGAAGCGTGACCGTGTTGAAGAGTACAACAGTGTCAACGAAGGATATGTGCTGGGCGACGAAGAAAAGGCCGCTGGCATTGAGTTTGCAAACGTGAAATTACCCGACGGTCAAGGCGGCTGGGCGTAACCAATAACGTGGCACTTTCCCAGGTGTAACCGCCTGGGCCTTTTTGCCACGGTTGTGG